TCGAGTGTCAAGTCGGTCCTAACTGGGGTAACATGGAGGTAGTAAATGCAAGTTAATATTATAGATGTAGGTGCACCAAATACTCACGCTGCTAAGAATGGTCGTAGCTATCAAAGTATCGAAGTAACATACAAGGGTGACAACGGTCAGACAGCTACCAAAAAGCTAATGTCGTTTAGTAATCCAAGTGTGTTCAATCACATTAAGAATCTAACCAAAGGTGATGTCGTAGACGTAGTCACTACTAAAGATGACAATGGCTATTGGCAGTGGACTAACATTGGTTCTGGTCAAGGCTCTGCTCCAGCGGCAGCAGCAACATCCAGTGCACCATCAACAGGAGGTAAAGTATCTGGCAGTAACTACGAAACCAAAGAAGAACGGGCAGCCCGTCAGATATACATTGTTCGACAAAGTAGCATTAGTGCTGCTATTGGTGCTCTTTCCGTGGGTGCTAAGTCTAGTCTTAATAGTGCTGATGTTATCAAGTTAGCCAAAGACTTTGAAGCATATGTCTTCAGTAAAGAAGAAGCTGCTACAGGTCCAGAAATTACTGACATTCAGGATGACATTCCTTACTAAGATAACAATCCTCCAATGGGTTAGACTGTTGGAGGTTATAACATGCCTGCATATTATTGCAGGTATTTGGAGGCACTGGTAATGCAAGCATTAATTGATGGTGACATAGTAGCATACCGAGTTGCATGTACCTGTGAAGATGACGACTCAGAAGATTATGTATTTAGTAAGGTAGATGACTTAATTGACAAGATCACTTTCTATACAGACTCAGATGAGTACAAGGTATATCTAACAGGTTCTAATAACTTTCGTAAGGCTATCTATCCAGAGTACAAGGCTCATCGCCCTACAGAGAAACCATTCTGGTTACAAGCAATACGAGACTACTTAGTTAAAGAGTTTAATGCAGAAGTCTGCGAAGGTCAGGAAGCAGACGATGCTATGGGTATTAATCAAACAGAGAACACTATTATCTGTACTATAGATAAAGATCTCTTAATGATTCCAGGTCAACACTATAACTTTGTTAAGGATGAGTTTCAAACAGTAACTTACATGGGCGGACTAAAGCATTTCTATATGCAGTGTTTACAAGGGGATCGTAGCGATAACATCAAGGGCATCCCTGGAATTGGTCCTAAGAAAGCAGAACGTATTCTTGAAGGTTGTGATAGCGAATATCAAATGTTCAAAGCAGTTCGTAATGCTTACGGTAACGATGAAGAATTCCTTATGAATGGTCGAGTCCTCTGGATAAGACGTAACGTAGATGAAGACTGGAGTATAAAATTTAATGCCAACATTCAAGAGCAAACTGGAGGAACAGGTCTGGAAGATCTTGAAGGAGAACTTTCCTTCGACGAAGTATGAACCTGATAAGTTCAAATACGTACAGCCTGCTAAGGATCGGGTCTATATTCCTGACTTTAAGACTGGACGTAAGAACATATACCTAGAAGCTAAAGGTAAGTTAGATTTAGATACTCGTCAAAAGATGTTATGGTTTAAAGAATGCAATCCAGAAACAACAGTAATCTTTTTATTCATGAACCCTGACAATAAGATAAACAAGCGAAGCAAGACTACCTATTGGATGTGGGCGGAAGCCAACGGTTTCAAATGGTTAGACTTCAGAAAGGACTGGTTAAATGATTATATCAAACTGTACGCAAAATAAAGATGGGTCTCTGGACTTTGACTTTCATGTAGATCCAGATGAGGCTTCCTTCCTCATGGACTTTAGTATCAAAGAATTAGTTCGTAAAGGTATCTTTGTTATTGCTGCTAATGAAGCACAACAAGAGTTAGATCTATTCCAAAAGGAAGGAGGTCAAGTACAATGAGTGACGTAAAAACAGCACCAAGGGGTAACTCCCCTGCTTTCCCTTGTGTAGATAAAGACAAGCGAATGTGGACAGGAATGAACCTTCGAGATTATTTTGCATTAGAATCTCTTAATGCTTTAATTAGGAATGTTCCTCATGATCCTAAAAAAGAAATAGAACCTGATACACTAGCTATGTTGTCTTATGCAATAGCTAATGCTATGTTAGATGAGAGGGAGAAATTACGATGAAACATTTAGTAATCCCTGATTGCCAGGTGAAGCCAGGCCAGTCTATTGAGTATCTTAAATGGATTGGTCAATACGCTTCTGAGAAGAAGCCCGATGTTATAGTTTGTATTGGTGACTTCGCAGATATGCCTTCACTATCTAGCTATGACATTGGTAAGAAGTCCTTTGAAGGACGTACTTACAAAGCAGACATCAAGGCTGCTCGTCAAGGCATGGAAGCATTAATGGGTCCTATAGTAGAAGAACAGAATCGATTGATTCGTAACAAAGACAAGCGTTGGAACCCTCGTCTAGTTCTTACTCTAGGTAATCATGAACATAGGATTGATAGGGCGGTAGAGTATGATAGAAAACTTGAAGGTCTCATTTCTACTAGTGATCTTAAGTATGAAGAACACGGTTGGGAAGTCTATCCGTTTCTTGAGGTGGTGGTAATTGGCGGTATTGCTTATTCTCATTACTTTACTTCTGGTGTTATGGGACGACCAGTAACCAGTGCTCAAATGCTAGTGACTAAGAAACATATGTCCTGCTTTGCAGGTCACCAACAAGGACGACAGATTGCATACGCACGTCGTGCGGATGGTAAAGAAATGACAGCAATTATTGCAGGCTCGTGTTACGAGCACAATGAGGATTATCTTGGTCCACAAGGCAATGAACATTGGCGTGGGTTCTACATGCTTCACGAAGTAAACGATGGTGCTTTCGATGAGATGGCGGTATCAATTAATTATTTAAAGGCGACGTATGGTTAAAGATAAGGAACTACTATCATCACTCTCTTCACAAGTTGGTGGCAACCATTACAAAGAGTTCGCTATCCAACCAGTCGAGTTCTGTTATGTAAATAACATTCCTTATTTAGAAGCTACTGCAATTAAATACTTATGTAGGTGGCGACTTAAAGGTGGTGTTCAAGATCTAGAAAAGGCTAAACACTTTATAGATTTATTAATAGACCTTGAAGATAAATACAAAGATTCGTTTGACAACGAAGAATATGTATAGTATAATATTAGGTAATAACTTTAAAAAGAAAGCAAAATGACATTAACTCTGTTGGAAATTACCAAACGGCTTGCCGCACAGTATGATGAAATTACTCTACTAGAGATCCTGAATATCACCTCAGAGGATTTAGTAGAGGCTTTCCTAGACCGTATTGAAGACAAGTACGAATACTTTAACAATGAATTATCTGACTATGAGGAAACATATTAATGGCATTAACTGACTACCAAAAGTTTATCCATGCAAGTCGATATGCTCGATGGGTCCCTGACGAGAACCGACGAGAGACTTGGGAAGAAACAGTAAATAGATACACAGGATTCTTTAAGAAACGTTTTGATGTATTTCCTGAAGAGAAAGTAAATAAAGCAATACGTGAATTAAAAGTAATGCCTAGTATGCGCTGTCTAATGACAGCGGGTCCTGCCTTAGATCGTGATGAGATTGCTGGTTACAATTGTAGCTTTGTAGCAATAGATAGCCCTAAGGCTTTTGATGAAGTAATGTATATATTAATGTGCGGTACTGGTGTAGGTTTCTCTGTAGAACGACAGTTTACAAACAACCTACCAGTTGTAGCTGAGGAGTTCCATGAAACGGACACATCCATTAGAGTTAAGGATTCACGAATTGGTTGGGCATCTGCTTATAGGGAACTCATTAGCCTCCTATATTCTGGAAGAATGCCAAAGTGGGATACCTCAGGAATTAGACCTGCAGGAGCTAGACTCAGGACTTTTGGTGGTAGAGCAAGCGGCCCAAAACCTCTTGAAGACTTATTCGCATTTACGGTTCATACTTTTAAACGAGCCGCAGGACGAAAACTAAATTCATTGGAGTGTCATGATCTTGTATGTAAGGTTGCAGATATCGTTATTGTTGGCGGGGTTCGGAGAAGTGCTCTTATTAGTTTATCTAACCTCACTGATGATCGTATGCGGAATGCAAAAAATGGTGCTTGGTGGGAAGATAACGTACAAAGAGCCTTGGCAAATAACTCGGTGGCTTATACAGAAAAGCCTGACGTTGGGATCTTCCTAAAAGAATGGGGTACTTTGTATGAGTCGAAGAGCGGTGAACGAGGATTATTCAATAGAGTTGCAGCTACAAAGAAAGCAGCCTCTAACGGAAGACGAGATGTTGATGGCTATGACTACGGTACAAATCCTTGCGGAGAAATTATCCTGCGATCTAAAGGAGTTTGTAATCTCAGTGAAGTCGTCATCAGGGAGAACGACACCCTTGCTGACCTTAAAGAGAAAATCGAAGTCGCAACAATTGTCGGGACATTTCAATCCACCCTTACAAACTTTAGATACTTAAGGTCTGAGTGGAAGAAGAATCAAGAAGAGGAACGTCTACTAGGTGTAAGTATGACAGGTATCATGGATCATGCTATACTAAGTAAACCTACTCAAGAGTGTATTAGTTGGTTAAAGGAGTTACGTGAACATGCAATTGCAGTCAATAAAGAGTGGGCTGGTATACTCGGCATACCTGAGTCTGTCGCTATCACTACTGTTAAGCCTTCAGGAACTGTTAGTCAGTTGGTTGGTTGCAGTAGTGGCATTCATCCTGCTTACAGCAAGCATTACATTAGAACTGTACGAATGGATAACAAAGATCCGCTTACAGCGTTCTTTAAGGAAGCGGGCATACCAAACGAGCCTGACGTCACTAAACCGAGCGATATCACGATCTTCAGTTTCCCGCAACAGGGTAGCAAATCAGGTATCACCCGTAACGAAACAAACGCCTTAGAACAGTTAGAACTTTATAGTGTATATCAGAAGCATTGGACAGAACATAATCCGTCAATCACTGTGTACTATAAAGATAACGAGTTCTTAGATGTCGGTGCTTGGATCTATAATAACTTCAGTGATGTTTCAGGTGTGTCTCTCTTACCACACTCAGATCACGTTTATAAACAAGCACCATACCAAGAAGTAACAGAAGAGTTCTTTACAGAGTTTAGTAATGCATTCCCTGTTGTTGATTGGTCTAAGTTTAAAGAAGAAGAAGATACTACTACAGGAACACAAGAGTTAAGTTGCACAGCTGGTGTGTGCGAAGTGGTAGGAATCTAATGCACTTTACACTTAGTTTCATTTCAGGTATGATGTTAGGAATTGAATTTGTTTCTGGGAAGGATTTAGAAATGGATGAAGAGTTTTCCTACGTCGTACTAGATTTATTAATAGTTAGAATTTTAATTACAACAAATTGGAGTTAGTATGGATTACAATCAAGTACAAATTAACAAAGCAGAGAATGGTTTTATTGTAGCATCTACAAAATATATCTTTGGTCAACAACAACCAGAGCAGGAAGTTAATGTATTTC